CTTATGGCTCGTTGTTACAGGCGCAACCAAGGTCTTTGCCTCCATCTATCAACTTAGGTGCAACTAGCATTAAGAATCCTGATGCAGCAGCAAGCCTAGATTCTGGCTTAATAAATCTAGGAACAGAAACCGCAAACACAGGTTTGGGTGGTGGTAGAGACTTATCAGGTACGCTTGTTTATAACAATGACTTCACTAGAAATACTGGTGGAACTACTGGTTCTACTGGCTCTACTGGTCTAGGTAATACCACTTCTGCTGTTGGTGCTGTTACGGCTGGTCTTGGAGTATTGGCAGGTAATTCAGACTTAGCCAAAACTGGAACACTTGTTAACATTGGTGGACAGTTATTAAACGCTAGTAGTGCTGAAGATGTTTTTAAAACATTGGGTAATGTTGCGTTAGGTTTAAGTGGCGCAGCAAATGCAGCAGGTACTGTTATTGGTGGTGCTACAGGTAATACTGCTTTATTGGCAAATAGCTTGCTTTCATTGACCAGCCCACAATTATCAGCACTTAATAGCATCTCAAATGCTTTAACAGGCTATAACTTTGGCGACATTGTTACAGGCTTGGCTTATGCGCCAGAGGGTTCTGTTGAGCAATATGGCATTTTGGGTGCTTCTAATATTGGAAACTTTATTAACAACTCAGGGCCAAATAAAATAACCCCAATGTATTCACAAGCAGAGACTGACCAGCGAACACTAGAGGTTCTTGCTGATATGGGTGATACAGAAGCTGCTACAGCATTGCAAAATCAGTCTAACACTAGAACTGGATTTGACGCATTGGGTGATTATCGAACTGGTCGTGGCGCAAGTTACTTTAATCTGTTTACACCTGTTGGTGGTTCAGCAAAGCCTAGAGATGAAGAAACATTAGGAATTAGCCTTATATGACAGATAAAGCAATCATGGCTCAATGGGCTAAAAACCTATTAAATGATGACTTTTTCAAAGAAGTCATAGATAACTTGAAAAAAGAACAGATTAGTGTGATAATTAACACAAGTGCAGAAGAATGTGATAGGCGTGAAGATGCTTATCGGCACATTAAAACTATTGAACTAATTACAGGACACCTAGAAGGTTTAGCCTCGGAAACTGTGATTAAAGAGAAGAAGTGGAAGATTCTGTAGCCTTTAGGCTACACCTCCGTCCAGAAGGTTTCTGGCGATTATTGAGATGACAAATGGAAAACACCAACCCTAATGGGAGTGAAAGCCTAGATGTAAACCAAGCTGCTTCAGCGTTTGAAGGCATGATGGGTGAATCTGAGGAAGCCGAACAAGGCCAAACCGAAGGTCAACCAGAGTACCAACAAGAGACTGATGAAGTTGAGTATTCTGAGGAGGAATCCGAGGAACAGCCCAAGCCTAGATATAAAGTCAAGGCATCTGGTGAGGAAGTCGAAGTAGAACTAGACGAACTTATCAAGGGTTATCAACAAGGTACGGACTACACTAAAAAGTCTCAGGCTCTAGCTGAACAACGTAAGGCAATTGAAGCTGAACGTGGTCATTTAGAGCAGGTTAAACAAGAGCGACAGGCATATGCCCAGAAGTTGCAAGCGTTGGATAGCTTCCTTACGCAGCAAAATCGGGGTGTGGACTTAGAAGTTTTGAAGGATACAGACCCTATCGGTTATGCGGTAGCGGTAGCTGAACAGAGCCAACGTGAGAAGCAGTTAGCAGTAGTGAGGAATGAACAGCAACGCATTGCCCAACAGCAACAAGCAGAGCAACAATCCCAACTGCAAGCGCACTTACGAACAGAATCTGAGAAGCTAGTAAGTCTGATTCCTGAGTTAGCTACGCCACAGGGTGATGCGGTACGGAAACAAATCCGTGACTATGCGAAATCTGTAGGTTGGACTGACCAAGAACTTAGTTCCGTGTATGACAGTCGTGCTGTGCAGACCTTGTATAAGGCAATGAAGTATGAGCAACTTCAAAAGAGCAAACCAGAGTTGAATAAAAAACTCCAGTCTGCCCCTAAGATGATGCGTTCTGGTACTTCAGTTCCCCAAGCTAAGTCTTCACAAGACAAACAGGCAATGCAAAGGTTGCGTGAGACAGGAAAAGTATCAGACGCTGCCAGAGCATTTGAACGATTTTTATAAATTTTGGAGTATTAAATTATGGCTACCTATCAAACATATACCGCAATCGGTATGAGAGAAGACCTTTCGGATGTTATCTACTCGATTTCACCAACAGATGTTCCATTTATGTCTTCCATTGGCAAGACTAAGGCAACTGCTGTTCTGCACGAGTGGCAAACAGACAGCTTGGCTGCTGCAACTTTAGACAACTTTGCAGTTGAGGGTGCAACAGCATCTGACGCTACTATGTCTCCTACTACTCGTGTAGGCAACCGCACTCAGATTGCACAGAAAACTATCAAGATTTCTGGCACTTTGCAGTCAGTTGACAAGGCTGGTCGTAAGTCTGAAAAGGCTTATCAGTTGGCTAAGGCTTCTAGCGAAATCAAGCGTGACATGGAGACAACCCTGTTGAGCAACCAAGTTGCTGCTAACGGCAATTCTTCTACTGCTCGTAAATTGGGTGGTCTGCAAGCATGGTTGAATTCTAACTATGATGGCGGTACTTCTGGTGTTGCTGGTGACTTGGGTACTACTGCTCGTACAGATGGTACAAACCGCACTTTCACAGAGGCAATTTTGCAAACTGTCGTTAAAGAAGTTTACGCTTCTGGTGGCAATCCTAAAGTATTGATGGTGAACCCTGCTCACAAGCAGTTGGTTTCTGCCTTTACTGGTATTGCTGCACAGCGTTTCATGGCCCCAAGCAATACGCCTACAACCATCATTTCGGCTGCGGACGTTTACCTGTCAGATTTCGGTGCAATCTCAATTGTTCCCAACAGGTTCATGACTTCCACTAACTCATGTGGCGAAACAGCGTTTATCCTTGACCCTGACATGGCTGCTATTGCTTATCTGCGTCCTTTCCAGACCAACGAGTTGGCTGTAACTGGCGACAACGAAAGCACTCAGTTGCTGTGCGAGTACACCTTGGAAGTAAAAAACCAAGCTGCTCACGGCATTTTGGCTGACTTGACACCTTAATCTGGTGTAACTCTAAAATGCCTCAGACTAAACATCTGGGGCATTTTCTTTTCTACTCAAACTGATAGAATTAGGCTATGCAAAACCCTAACAACTTTAGACAAACTGCTGTTCACGCTGATGGTGAGGGCGGTATCGTTATTCAGACTCGTCAAGATGTGTCTGACATTGTTGAGCAAAATAAAAAAGAATATAACTCGTATGACGAGAGAGCAAGATGGTCAGACCAATTGTTTGGCAATAAGGTTGCATCTATTCCAATGACTGTCATTGATGATTTGAACAAAGCTGGAATCATGCGTGGCTTTGCTGTTCTAGATGACAAGCGTTTTGCTGCTTGGTTAAATGACCCAATGAATCGTGCATGGCGCACTAGAACAGGAGTTGTATGAGTTTTACTACCTATGCTGAACTACAGACAACTATTGCAGAATACTTGGCTCGTTCAGACCTAACGACTCAGATTCCAGACTTTATCCGTTTGGCAGAGGTACGCTTACGCAGAGACTTGCGTATTCGTCAGATGTTGACTTCTACATCTTTGACCTGCACATCTGGAACAGCTACAGTTAATATCCCATCTGACTTCTTGGAAGTAAAAGATTTTGTGGTTGCAGGTAATCCTGTATTCCCATTGAACTACGAATCTCCGTCTTTGTTCTCTCGTAACTCAAGAAGCATGGATGCAGGTAAGCCATTGGACTACACAGTCTTGGCAAGCACATTTAAGTTAGCACCTATTCCTGATTTTGCTTACACATTGAGTTTGGTTTATTCTGCTGCGCCTCCTTTCTTGAGTACATCGAATACAAGTAATATATTCTTGACTGTTTGTCCTGACTTGCTCTTGTATGGTGCTTTGATTGAAGCCGAGCCTTACTTGATGAACGATGCTCGAATCAATACATGGGGAACTATGTTTGACAGGGCTATGGGTTCTTTGACTCGTTCTGATGAGAAGGGTCAATTCTCTGGCGTTCCTTTGGCAATGCAAACTACATACATCTGATATGGCTACACAAAGAATCCAACTAGGTGAGTGGATGCCTGACCAATCAGGTATCTCTGGCGCATTGACTGACGCTAAGAACGTGGTTTCTCAAGCCGTGGGTTATGGCCCATTTCCTAGTGCTGTAGCGTTCTCTGCTACTGCTGCTGAAGACCTAGTTTCTTTGTACGCTGCCAAGAATCCAGACTCTACAACCCAATTGTTTACTTCTGGTGCAACTAAGATTTTTACAGTAAATGGCGTAGGCGCATTGACTCAAGTTAAGACAGGAATGACCACAGGCATTGACGATAAAGTTCGTTTTACTCAGTTTGGTAAAAGAGTAATTACTACAAACAATGCTGATGTTTTGCAAGGGTGGACGTTAGGAACTTCTACGTCTTTTGCTAATTTAAGCGCATCTGCACCGATAGCTAAATTTATTACTGTTGTGCGTGACTTTGTTGTTTGCGCTAATACGCTTGAGACAACACAACAGCAGTATCGTGTTAGATGGTCTGCAATTAACGATGAAACAGATTGGGTAGAGAATGTAAACACTCAGTCTGATTATCAGGATATTCCTGATGGTGGACAGATTGTAGGAATCCGTGGTGGTGAGTTTGGCTTGGTGTTCTTAGAAAGAGCCATTAGCCGAATGACCTATGTTGGGACTCCTTTTATATTCCAGTTTGACAACATCTCTCGTAATAAGGGATGTATGGTTGCTGGCTCTATTGCTCAGTACCAAGGAGTTACATTCTTCCTATCGGATGATGGCTTCTACTTGTGCGATGGTCAGACTGTTCAACCAATTGGTAGTGAGAAGGTTGACCGATTCTTTATTGATGACGCATCAGAATCTGACTATGGTTCTATGTCTGCTGCTGTTGACCCTATCCGTAAATTAGTAATTTGGAACTATGTAGCTACAGACGGAAATCGTAAACTAATCATTTACAACTTTGCCACAAAGAGATGGACTTATGCAGACGCAGGTACTGACTTCTTGTCTGAAGCGTCTACGACTGCTGTAACTTTAGAGCAATTAGATAGCATTAACGCATCTATTGACGCATTGACAACAAGTTTAGACTCACGCCTTTATGTAGGTGGTAAATACTTCCTTGGTGGTACGTTAGGCGCAAAGGTTTTCACATACACAGGTCAGCCTCTTTCGGGCAGGATTGCTACTGGAGACATTGACCTTGGTGGGCCATCTGTGGTCACTTTGGCTCGTCCATTGGTAGACAATGGTTCAGCAACAGTCGCTGTGGCTTCTCGCACATTGTTAAGCCAAGACGTTACCTTTGGGACTCCAGTAGCTGCCGACTCAGAGAACAGGGTTTCTTTGCGTAGCGCAGGGCGTTACCATCGTATCCAAGTTAATCCTACTGGCGCAGATTGGAAAAACGCTGTGGCTGTGGACGTTGACGTTGTGGGTCAAGGGGTTCGCTAATGTTTAGAAGCCTACCTGCGTTTGGTGGTGACCAGAGGGCTGTGGCTGAAGTTGTCCGTGGCATCATGGATGGCAAGACAAATAACACAGGGACTTTGACTCTTGCGACAGGTGGTGCTTTAACTACCACTTTGACAGACAGAAGGATAGGCCCAGACAGCGTGATTGTCTTTGTTCCTGCCTCTGCTGCTGCTTTTGCTGATTACTCTCCTTATGGGGCTTTTCAAGACGGAACAGACCAGACTGTAGCTAATACAACGACTGCCTACCCTATTACCTTTGATACAACCGATTACTCTAATGGGGTTACTTTATCAAATAGTTCTAGGTTGAATGTAAAAGCAGCAGGGTTGTATAACATACAGTTTAGTATTCAGCTAAAAAATACTACCAATAGTTCACAAGATGCAGATATTTGGTTTAGAAAGAATGGCACAGATATAACCGCATCTAACAGTAGGTTTGGTTTAGCCCAGAGAAAATCAGCAGATGACCCATATCACACAATTGGGGCAATGAACTTTTATGTAAATTTGGCAGCTAATGACTACATTCAGTTGATGTGGAGAGCGTCAGATGTTGGTGTAGTAATTGAGCATTATGTGGCTGGAACAAGCCCTACTAGACCAGCTACGCCATCTGTGATAGCGACTGTTAACTTAGTGTCACTCGCTGCCTCAACGAATATCTATGCTAGTTCCCAAGGACAGGGTACGGCTACGATTACCCATTTTGCAAATTCGACTGCTAATAAGACATATCGGTATGCAATTATTGGTTAATTTTAATAATTTATGTATAATGGATTCCGTGGATGACCCATCTTGGAATCCGAAACTCTAGGAGTAAAAGATGGCTACTACTACCACATCACAAGTTGACCCCGCAATTGCACCATATCTGAAGTATGGTCTGGAACAAGCGTCTGGACTGTACGCAGGTGGTGGGCCACAATACTACACAGGTGAGACATTTGTAGCACCCTCTCAGACTACGCAAGCAGGGCTACAGGCTCTGGAGACTCGTGCTTTAGCGGGTAATCCTCTTACTGGTGAGGCTCAACAACAACTGCGTGGAACTATTGGTGGTGCTTATCTAGGTGGAAACCCTTTCTTTCAAGGTGCATTTGCGCCAGCAGCACAAGCAGCGCAACAACAGTTTCAAACAACTTTAGGCGACATTGGCTCTAAAGCAAGCCTAGCAGGGCGTTATGGCTCTGGTGCTATGGGCAACCTAGAGAATCGTGCAGCAGGTCAATTTGCACAATCATTGACCAACACAGCAGGTCAATTGGCTTATCAGAACTACGAGCAAGAGCGTCAGCGTCAGCAACAAGCCACTCAGTTAGCCCCTCAAATGGCTATGACTGATTACCAAGACATTCAGCAATTACTTAATGCAGGTCAGTTGCGTGAAGGTTATACAGGTCAACAGTTAGGTGCTGACGTTGCTAGATTTAACTTCTTGCAAAACCAGCCACAACAAAACTTACAAAACTATATGTCATTGGTATATGGTAGCCCATTAGGACGAGTAGGAACATCTACCTCAAGTGGTTCTGCTGATACTTCTACATTGCAGAAGTTGTTAGGTACTGCCGCTACTGCTGGTGGTTTGTATAAGAATTTAGGTGGTTCTGCTGGTATCAGTAACTTGTGGAATAGCGGTACTAATTGGTTAAGTGGCAGTGGTGGATTTGGCACAGGTGATGCTTATGGCAATCTAGACCTTGGCGCATTTCTCTAAGGACTAACATGGCTGGACTATTAGACATTTTTGGTACAGGCGGTGCAGATACAATGGGTCTGCTCGGTATGTCACCTGCTGACATTCAGCGTAATCGTGACGATGCACAAGCACAAGCCTTGTATGCCCTAGCAGGGCGTTTATTCCAAGGTGGCAACACAGGACAGTCTATTGCTGAAGGCTT